GGAATAAGTAACACGGGACCGATGTCTGCCAAGTTTTTTAGAAATGTTTGAACCTCGTTTACAAGTTCTGGAGTGACATCGGTCTTCGCGTGTACTATGTCGCCCGTCAGACAGATCAGGCTTTGTTTGTCGAAACTGTTCGCAACGTAATTGGTAAGTTTAGAGAAGACTCGTCTGTACTCGTCGTGTCTCTTAAAGTTTCGTATGTGTATGTCTGATATATGAAAGATCCTAGAAAGGCTCTCTACGTTGTCGAAATATTTTGTCATCTTTTTAGTTCATTTTCATTCTTCTGAGCATTAATTCTCCGAATGTCAATGGTTTTGCTTTTTGTAATAATTCTGTCATGCTCGTAAATCCTAGATCTGAAGGATCTTTACCTTCTAATTCTATTAAGTAAACTTCTTTTCCAAGATTAATCAACTGTTCAGAGTAAGTAAGCGCTTCTTTGAGTGCGTCCTTATCAAGTGCCAAATATACTGTTTTTACTTGAGATTCCACAAGTTTCAACATCAGTGCCTTTGTAATGCTCTTACCGAATAGAGGAACAACATTTCTTTTGATAGCGATTGCGTCGAATATGCCTTCGCAAAGTATAACCGGTACTGTCCAGTTAATATGATATTCTAGTCCTATGATTTCTGTTTTGTTTACCGATGGTGCGTCGTACTTTTGATACGGTTCCTTTTCGAAAGATCTAGCAATAAAATAATTTACTTGACCATTCTTATCATAAGAAGGCACAATAACTCTGTTTCTATAGCGACCTTCTTTGCAATATCCAATATTGTACTTTCTTACATCGGATTCGTTGATACCCCTATTTTTTAGATAAACAGTGGCGCGACGATACTCCAAAGATTTATCGTTTTCTGTCATAGAAATAAATTCTTTTGGCAAAAATACGCGTGTAGTTTCCGTGTCTTCTATCTTAGTACGATCGTCTTTGAAGTAGCCTTTCATCTCAACCATTCTCTCTTTCTCTACTCCTAATTTTTTAAATAAAGAAACGGGAGTTTTGCCTTTTGTAGCCGGGTGGCAGGTCCAACAGTTGTATTGGCCGGTAAAAATGTTAACGATCAACTTTGGTTTCTTGTGATTGCAAATAGGGCAATGAAACGCGTGATCTTTCTTGTTCTTGTCGGGTTTTCCCTTTCCAAGCACCGATTCTAAAAGACCTAAAACCAATTGTTCGTTCTCCATTAATCTAATATAACAAAAATAACTTAAAGAAAAAAATATTTTTTAATGTGAAAATAAATGTTTATATTTAATTATGGAATACACTACAGAAAACTTAGATTTTTTTTTGTCCGGTAAAATAATTATTTTTAAAACCTTCTACTACAGGGGGAAAACAACAGCAGACAGATGGATATATCAAAACTACTAGAGATACAGGGGGAAAATAGACAGCTAACAGAGCAAGAGCTACAGGGGTTGTACATATACCTTAGTATGCAATTTGATCAAATGAGTAATGAACAAAAGTTATTCTGGATTGAGACCATGAAGAATTTGGACCCTGATTTTAATAAAATAGAAGACGATGATGAAATACAAGCTTAAAGTTTTTACACTTAAAACGTGCCCGCACTGCGCTAGTTTTAAAAAGAATCTAAATAATGAGAAAGTTCAATTCACAGATTTCGTATGCGAAGAAGACGCCAAGTCTTGCGATAAGATAGAAGCTATTACAAGCTGCGATGAATATCCCATGGCAATGTTAGAAACAGATTCTAAAACCTATGCAATATACCAAACTTCTAAGCATAGTGACTTAGGCGAAAAGCCAGTAGATAGTAACGGAATATATAAGATAGCATGTCACTCGATAGATAATATGTTATTTGTAATTAAAAAAGTATTATATTAACAATATGAGATACAAAGAATTAGTTACCAAAAAATTAAACGAGTTGATTATGATGCTCGCTTATCAAAACACGGCCATTTCTCAATTGAGACCTGCGCTAGAATTAAAAAACACTTTAGATATGATGAGAGCTAAGATTGACGAGATCCAGCACTTAATCAATACTGAACAAGAATCTTAATTAAAATAAAAGTTATGAAGAAATTAACAGAAGAACAGATCCTAGAGAACTTACAAAAGTTTTATGGATATATTGATAAGTACATTACCTCTGATAGAAAGGATTCTTTACTGGAATTCTATAAGGGCAGAGAAGTTACCCTAGCAATTAGTCCAGCGTCTACTAAATTATCGCATCACAACTGTTTTCCAGGCGGATACGTTGAGCACATTAATAGAGTAGTTGAAGCCTCTTTAGTTATGGATAAAGTGTGGGAGCGCTTTGGTCAGAAGAAAGATTACTCCATTGAAGAACTAGTATTCTCTGCAATTAATCATGACCTTGGTAAGTTGGGCACTAATGAAGAGCCTTTCTATATTCCTAATGATTCTTCTTGGCACGTAGAAAAGCAAGGAGCACACTTTAAATACAATAACCGTATTACTCACATGAGAATTGCTGATCGTAGTTTATTCTATTTACAGCAAGCAAACATTAGCGTTAGTGAAAATGAGTTCTTGGCAATTAAGTTACACGATGGCCTTTACGAAGAAGCCAATAAGTCTTATTACATTACTTATAGCGCTGACTCTGAAATAAAATCTAATTTACCTTACATACTACATCAAGCCGATTTAATGGCTTCGAGAGTAGAAACACAAATTTAATATCATGTTAACATCAACAATAGCCATAATCTTATGGACAGCTACAATTTTAGGGGCAGTAGTATATAATCTTTATAGAAAAAACAAACGCCTTGAAGAGATAGTGATCAATCAAAGCGGTTTTGTAAACGATACCCTATCTTTATTGGACGATTTCAACGGTCTAGTAAATAAAATAGATATGACAATGTGGGTACAATCTGACCCTGAGCTATTACAGCTTTTTGAAAACATCAAAGCAATTCAATTACGAGTTCAACAATTTACGGGGAGAAAATAAATTATGCCAGAAGAATTAATGGTCGAACCTGAACCGGATATGGGTCTTACCATAAAAGGTACTCCAAGAATAAGAAAACCAAAAACTAAGAATGTCTACTTTACTTCTGAAACTGAAGAGGCCATTCTACGATATCGTATGGCTCCCAATCAAGCGGTAGCAAATCAGATATATAATAAAGAAATTCACTATGCTTTCTATAAGTTAGCAGAGAATATTATCCATACATTTAAGTTTTATTACACAGAGGTAGATAATATTGAAGATCTTAAGTACGAAGTTATCTCTTTCTTATTACAGAAGTTGCACCTTTACGATCAGTCAAAAGGTAAAGCCTACTCTTATTTTGGTACGATTGCAAAAAGATATTTGATTATCTACAATCAGAAGAACTACAAGAAGATGGTTTCTAAAATGCAAGTTTCTGAGGTAGATAATTCTGAGAAAACACACGAAAGTTTGGTCATAGGAACTGAGACAGAGGATGTAAATAGGAACTCTGTTATCAATCAATTCATAAATGTTGTAGACACTAATTTGGCCGCCATGTTTGAGAAGGAGAGCGAAATGAAGGTAGCAGATGCCATACTAGAGGTATTCAAAAAGAGAGAAAACATAGATATATTCAATAAGAAAGCTCTATTCATATACATAAAAGAGATCACGGACTGTCAGTCCAATACAATTACTAAGGTGATCAAGAAGCTAAAGGTGGCATACAAAGAGGTCCTGGATCATCACATAGAAAACGTTGACCAGTGATATTTATTTAAAAATTAGTATGGAACTTGAAAAAGAAATCTTCCCTGGCAAGACTTTGGCGCAATTGGTGGAAGAGGTATACAACAAGCACAAGTCTCAGGACTCAACGATAAAATCAGAGATATTACGTTTGGCAGATATGATTGAAGGGATCGGTGATGCTATCGTTTTGGTGCCTATGATCAAGGGTTTATTGGATTCTAGTCTTAAGAACGACGACGTTTTAATGAAAATTCTTAGTGCATTCCAAAAATCTGCAGAAGCCAAGGACAAGTCCGTTGAAGACGGAGGTCTTTTAACAGAGAAAGACATCGAACAGTTAATGAGCGACGTTACTTCAATATCTCAAAAACAAATAGCTAAAGCATAATGGCTTGGGGGCAACAATTTAAAGCCGACAAGAGCGGCAAGTTCGGTCAATACTTCTTAGTAGCAAGGGTTAAATCTATAGTTTTAGGCCCTTATATTAGATCTTTGCAAGTAACCGAAGGACCTGATGGTTTACCAAATGTTAAAGAGACTTTAATTCCTGATACAGACTTCACTAGTTGGAAAGATGTGGGTAAGATAAGATACGAAATAATGTATTCTAATCTATCGCAGTCTAAATTAAAAGCAGTATCTGAACCGGCTTTCCCAATATTTAGCTTTATAAAACAATATCCATTAGCTGGAGAAATTGTATTAATTTTAAGTGGACCTTCTACTGGATTAAACGACGACTTTAATTCTAAGTCAATGTTTTATTTTCCTCCTTATGCTTTGTGGAATGCAGCTAATCACAATGCTTTTCCAAACTTGGAAGAATATGCTAAGTATGTTTCTAAGTATTCTTCAAAACCAGGATTTAATGGTAAGACTCAATCTAAAAATTTAAGACTTCCATTGGGAAATACTTTTATTGAAAGGGACGATATCAGAACCTTAAGACCATTCGAAGGCGATATTATATTAGAATCTAGATTTGGACAATCAATAAGATTTGGAAGCACCGTAAAAGGTATGAGAAGTTTAAACCATTGGTCAGACGTAGGTAATTCAGGAGATCCAATAACAATAATAAGAAACGGACAAGGCATTCCATTCGATGCGGATTCTTTTTCTACTACAGTTGAAGATATTAACTCTGACAAATCTTCTATCTATTTAACAGCTGGTCAAGAAGTGGTTTTGGAAGACATATCTAACTTTCCGTTTGCTTCTTATGGTAGAGGAATAGATCCTCAAAATCAAAATATATTAGAAATAGAATTGATGCCTACTACTAACGATGCAGTATCAGCAGCAACTCAAGACGCAAATAACTGGGCATAATGTATACACCTAAATTTCCATATAAAGGTAATCAAATTATAATCACAAGTGGTAGAGTGGTAATTCATTCTAAAGAAGACGCAGTGTTTATATTTGGAAAACAAAATATAGGACTGTCTTCCATTGGTGAAATTCATTTGGACGCATTTGGAGCAGTTTCAATAGATTCTCCAAGAATTATATTAGGTCATCCTAATATGCCAGGTTCTACTAGCGGATTAGAACCAGTTATGCTAGGATACAAAACAAATCAAATACTAACAAGACTTTCTGAAGCTCTTATGGAAGTTGGAAAACAATTAGGTCGTGTTTCTCATAGTAACTTACCAGCATCTATGCAGGCGTTGTCGTCTGTAGGAGACTTACTAGAAAAATCTGCGACAGCTGTTAACAACGAAGTTACAAATCAAGGCGATCCTAATAATGCATTCAATCTTTCAAAAACTACATTCACCAAGTAATGCCGTCGCCAACACTTCCATCAGCTCCACAGACATTTCCTGCCACAAAAGCGGTTACTAATATTGAACCTGCGAGTGCCTATGGCCGTCTTACTGCTGAAAATCAGAAAAAAATTGGCCAATTAGCAGTCTCTAGAGACAATACTAACGCATTATCCAAAGGCGGAAATGCAATATTAAACATAGATGAAAATACTGCAGAACCTGGTATAGAAAAAGGAATTATACTTGCAGCTAAAACAATTACTAGAATACAAACTAAGATAGACGATATCTGTTACGGAACTTTTGAAAAACAAGCGGCAGGAGGAAGCGGAGAAGAGGGATTTGGAGCATCTATTCAAGACGCTTTGGACAAGGGTTTATTTGGCGTATTGGATTTTATTGCTTCAGTTGATTTATGTAATATAATACAATATGCATTAAATCAAATTCCAGCAACAGATAAATTTGATCCAACAAAACCTCCACAAACTACAGACGTATTAGCTCTTAGAGTGTGGCAGATAAAATACAAAGCTTTTCAAGTTCAAACATTTATAGACGACTACTATGCAACTTACGGAGACGCTAAATCTTCTAAAAGTAAAAATGCAGTATTTCAATTAGTAAGAAGAATAAACAATGTACTAAAAGAATTACTGGGACAGTCTGTAGAAGAGCCATTGCCTCCAGAAGTAAGCATTGAGAACGACGTTTTAGATCCTAATAAAAATCTTACAGAAGAAGAAAAAAAGACTAGAGATTCTTTAGATTTTAGAAGCAATATCACGGACGTATCTTTAACTGATCCGGAAATATTAGCAGCATTTCCTGAGTTGAATATAATAAATAACTATTTAACAAATGCTTTTTCTATATTCAATAGATACACAGATATTAGAAATTTTCCAAATGAAGACGTTCAAAAGGCAATTAAAACAATAGACGATATAAGAACAGTTTGTATAAGTGTTCAAAATCTTTCTAGCGTTGGAGGCGCCATAAATTTAGCGGATAGATTTTTAGATGGAGCAATTGGTGACGCAGTTAAAGCAATATCAAAATTAATAGAACCAAAGTTTTTAATTCCTCTATGTAATGGACTTATTAAATTATGTCAAACTATAGTAAACATAATATCTCCGATACTTAGATTTATTTCTTTTGGAAGTATGCTAATTAAGTTATTCTTACTTTTAGTAAAGATATTCTGGATACTAAGAAAATTTTTCCTAGGTCTTCCTATTCCTACAATGTTTGCTACGGTGGGTATAACAAATATCTCATCAGATGTTGTTCAATCAACTATTAAAGAGTTAGGATTCTTAACGTTCTTAAATAGATTAAAACAAATAAATGAATTTTTAGGAGTTATAATTAGATTCTTAAATAGTTTAGTTTCAAAATTATACGAATTAATTAATAAGTTAACTGTAATAATATATAACTTAGAAGCGTGCAATGCGGATAGCAATACTAATCAGATACTAGAAAATCCTAGCGTATTACAAGCAGATCTGAATGCTTATGGATTGGATCAAACAGCCAATGCTGGAAATGTTACTAATTTACCTAGAGGTGGAGGTTCTGGAGCTAATGGAATTGGTACTGGAAACGGTCAAGGTGGAGGTGTTCTTAATAATTCAGGAAATGCTAGTGGATTGCAAAATAAAAGAGGAACCGGAAATGAAACTACTAACAACGTAGCTACTAGCGCGAATAATTTAAACTTAGACGGTAATGGAAATGGATTTGGAGTAGTAAAAGTAGGTGTTGAAAATGATCCTAATTCAGGAAGAGGAAATGGAGCTTACGTAGATCCTAAACTAATTCAAGATTTTAAAGACGTTAGAGACGCATTGCAATTTAGAGCTGACGAATTGTTAGCATTCCTTACTAATTACTTTAATAAAAAGAATGCAAAGAACAATACATTCGGTCCTTATACAATAGAAATTCTTACAGAAGAAGTTACTAATTCTGAATTAAACATAAGAAGAAGATTCGGTATAGCTATTGATGCTAAAGGCGTCATGGCATTACAATCTGACCCAACTTATGCTTCTGACGATAGAATAATAATAAACGAAGTAAAAGCAAAACTATTATCAAGCGGATTAGTAAATGCTAATTCTTTGGGATACAGCCAAAAAGCTGATCTAATGAATAATGGAATTGGTGGCAACGATCCAGCTCTTACTGGTCTTGGAAATCTTAATGATTCTGCAAAAGGTACTTTAAATCCAGATGGAACTTCAGTGAATGGAGTTGGTAGCAATTCTTTATCTAATGCACAAAGCCCTTTAAATTATAGCGGAAATGCTTATTCTGATTTAGGCAAAGGATCAAGCGCAGCAAGTAACGGACTTAATGGAGGATTAGCAGGAGCCTTGGGAGGAACAGGAGTTGGAGGAATAGATTCAGGAATAGGGGGAGTTTTAAATTCAGGAGATAATTTTGGTGCTAGCGGATTAGATCTTTCTTTACAGGATAATTTACAATCACAAGGCACTTTAGCCGCGGATAAAATAAATAATCCTAGTCAAACTAACATTGGATTTTCAGGATTTAGACCCGCAGATATTGCCGTTATGGAAGAATCAATGAACTTTTTAATGGAAGATGACATATCAATAGACGGTGTAGAATTTATAGATTTTAACGACGGCTTAGACGATCCAGAAAGCGAAGATTCAGATACCGAAGAGGGTGGAGGCGCTAATGGACTAGGTCTTAACGGATTTATTAATAGCATTAAAGGGGGCAGAAGATTAAGAAGACGAATGAGAAGAGCCATGGCAGGAGCGCAAACTCAACTGTCTCAAAATCTTAAAGAATCAGATCCAAGTGGTTCTAGAACTAGTAAATTCCAAAAGAAATTAGCTATAGACGCTTCTGTTAAAACTAGAGAAAATAAGATGAGTCCAATAAAAGAACAGGTTCAAGGATGGAAAAAAGAAGTTGCCGCCGCAATATTACTTGGTCCATTAGGAGTACCTGTTATAGTAGACAGAAGAAAGAAAATAAAAGAAGCAGAAACCGAATTAGATAAATTACAAAAAGAGATAGACGAACTAAAAGCAGGAACAAGACAACCTGATTAAAAAAGCAATATTAAAAAACCAATATTTATAAGATATGGCAAAAGTAGATTTACTTAGAAAATTGATAAGAGAAGAGGTGGTTAAAGCCATCCGTCAAGAAATGCCCTCCATTATAAAGGAGATCGCATCCTCTAACTTAGTAAAGCCGGTTATAAAAGAATCAATACAGGCTAAAAAAGCTGTCCCATTGACTCTAAACACACAACCTGTTAAACCTAAACCAAACTTTACGTCAAACAATCCTTTGGCGAGTCTATTAAACGAGACCGCTGTTGGAATGGCAGAAGGAGACGACGAATTTGTTTCTTATAGCACTGACAACTTAATGGAAGGCATGGGAATGGCAGATCCAATGGAGCTTTTCCAACCAAAGCAAGTTGCAGTTGGAGACGTTAACGGAATGTTAGCAACCGCAAGACCAAGCTCGGATCCAAGCATGGTACAGATAAACGAAGTGCCTGACTTTTCAGCGTTAATGAATAAAATGTTGGCTAAAGGACAAATCTAATGGCATATAACATTAAGAACATATCGCCCCTTGATTTAAAGCCTTCTACTGGAATAGGCGTAAAAATACCGTTTGAAACTCCTTCTGTTTTTCAATCTGTATATACAACAAAAGAGCAGTTAAAATACAATATAATTAACTTTCTTTTGACAGATCCTAGAGAAAGACCATTTAATCCTACCTTTGGAGCCGGTCTAAGATCTAAAGTGTTCGAACAGATAGAGAGTTCTACTGCAGAAGACATTAAAACCTCTTTAATGACTCAATTAGAAAGCGCTTTTACTGCTATTAATATTACCAAATTGGACGTTATAGGCCAACCAGATACAAATTCTATAAACATAAAATTTAGTTATACCATAAAAAACACTAGGGAAAACGACGATGTGTTATTGACAATACAAAACATGTAAAGATGCCAAACAGTACTGATGTAAAATATTTAAACAAAGATTTTAGTTCCTTCAAATCGGACTTGATAGAGTATGCAAAATCTTACTATCCAACTGTGTACAATGACTTTAGTCAGGCTTCTCCTGGTTCTATGTTTATTGAAATGGCTTCTTACGTAGGAGATGTACTATCTTTCTATTTAGACAATCAATTACAAGAGACCTTCTTACAATATGCAAAACAAAAAGGCAACCTATACTCTTTGGCCTACATGTTGGGATACAGACCAAAAACTACTTCTGCTGCAATAGTTGATTTAGATGTATACCAACAAATTCCTTCTATTAACTTATCTGGAGATATCGTTCCTGATTTTGTATATGCTTCTACAATAAGTGCTGGAATGCAAGTTAGATCGAATGTGAATAATTCTATATTCTTCTACGTTCCTAATAAAGTAGATTTTACAATGTCTTCTTCTTTAGATCCTACAACAATAACTACTTATACAGTGGATTCTTACGGAGTTCCAACAAGCTTCCTATTAAAGAAATCAACACAAGCAATATCAGGTCAAGTTAAAACTCAAAATTTTACTTTTGGCTCTGCTCAAAGATTTGTAACCGTAAATTTACAAGATTCTAATATCATTACTATTTTAAAAGTAGAAGATTCAAACGGTAATTTATGGTACGAAGTTCCTTATTTGGCCCAAGATTACATTCTTAATCCAGTAGAAAATACAGCTGCAAACTATCCTGATTTTTATCAAACAGGCAATCAAGTGCCTTACATGATTCAGAAGCTAAATGTTCCAAGAAGATTTACGACAAGAGTTCAAACTGATGGATCTTTAAATTTAGAATTTGGAGCGGGCATCAATCAAGTTTCAGATACTAGCGTAATTCCAAATCCAAATACGGTTGGCGTTGGCTTAACTAGCGGTTTAACTCTATTGAATACTGCTTTCGATCCTACTAATTTTGTTACAACACAAACCTACGGATTGGCTCCTCAAAATACTACTTTAAAAATTACTTACATAACTGGTGGAGGAGCGGCTTCTAACGTTTTATCTAATCAATTAACTTATATTGTTAGTAAGACAGTTAGTACAACGGATCCTTCTTTTGAAAATACCATTGCAGTTAGTAACGTTAATCCTGCTTCAGGTGGTGGAGATGGAGACACTAATGACGAATTAAAATTAAATATCCAAGCAGAGTTCTCAAGTCAATTAAGAGCAGTTACACAAGAGGATTACTTGGCAAGATGTTTAAGTATGCCTTCTAAATTTGGTAAGATCGCTAAGGTGTATGTTACTAAAGACGATGCAACTTTTACAAATTATTTAAGCGCAGATCCTAGCCAAAAAGATCAAGTATTAGTTAGTATGTACGTACTAGGACTAAATACTGCAGGTCAATTGGCAGAACCTTCTACAGCTTTAATGACAAACTTACAGAATTATATTTCTGATTATAGAATGTTAACCGATGCTATTCATATTAAGACTGCCTATATCATTAATATTGGATGCGACTTTGATATCATAGTAAGACCTAATTACACTAGCGAAGACGTTATAGCAAGATGCTTAATGACTTTACAAGATTATTTTAACACTGATAACTGGCAAATTAATCAACCAATAATTTTATCTAACGTATATTCTATGTTGGATCAAGTTGATGGAGTTCAAACAGTTAAAAGCGTTTTAATATCCAATAAGTACGGAGTAGCAAATGGTTATTCAGAGTACTCGTACGATATTAAATCGGCAACCTTAAACAACGTAATCTATCCTTCTTTAGATCCTTCTATATTCGAGGCGAAATATCCTCAACAAGATATAAGAGGCAGAGTAGTATCATTCTAAACCAAACAACAATGTCAGTATATAAAATTTTTCCATCTGCAGATGCTACGTTATACTCTAGATTTGCCAATCAGAATACAGGATTGGACGAAATTTTGGAGGTCTCTGCTAAAAATAATGTAGAAACTATACAATACACAATAGGAGAAGATCCAACTCAAACTATATACAACGACGATTTAAGAAGAGCTCTGATTCAATTTAGCGCTAACGACATTGCTACAATAAAATCTTTTGCTACTGGATCTTGGCAGGCTGGATTAAAACTTTATTTGGCCAATGCAGAAAATTTAGCAACCACTTATAGCATTCAAATTGCTCAAGTGTCTTCTTCTTGGAATATGGGTACTGGTAAATTTACGGATTATCCTATTACAATTAATGGAGCTTCTTGGTATAATCCTTTGTCTTATGTTAGCGGATCTAATCAATGGTCTAACGCAAGTTATTTCCTAACTCCTGGAGGTGGAAATTGGACTGGTTCTTTTGCTACTCAATCTTTCGGATACAAGGACAGCAAAGACATTAATGCTGATGTTACCTCTATTGTTAACAGATGGTTTAGTGGATCTATTAATAATGGATTTATTGTTAAGCATCCTCAAGCCGTAGAAAATAGTTCTTCAAGTTTTATAGCTTTAAACTTCTTCTCAGTAGATACACATACTATATATCCTCCTACATTAGAGATGAGATGGGACGATAGCTCTTACGTTACAGGAAGTTTAAGCGTTTTAAATACCAGCGATTTTGTTGTATCAATTCAAAATAATGCCGGTATATTTAAAGCCGATACAGGAAAATACAAGTTTAGAGTTAATTCAAGGGACAAATATCCAGCGAGACAATTTGTAACCTCTTCTATTTATACAGTAAATAAAGCATTACCTCAAACCTCTTATTGGGCAATTCAAGACGTTAAGTCAGAAGACCTAGTAATTGATTTCGACACTACTTATACTAAAATAAGCTGCGATGCAACAAGCAGTTTCTTTACGGTTTATATGAGTGGATTGGAGCCTGAAAGATATTACAAGCTTTTAATCAAAGTAGTTTTATCAACAGGAGAATCTATAGACATCGACAACGGTTCTATATTTAAAATAATTAGATAATGGCAACAAAGGTAGATTTAGTAAAGCAAGTAAGAGGTTTAAATACTTACAAAAAAGTAATTAATTCAAGTTTCACAGAGCTTGTACCTCCACCCCCACCTGTAACGGCGCCAGGTATTACTATTGAACAATTCTTCAACTACTATACTCAATTATTTTACAATATACCGGCAAATGGTTTTACAGAATCTCACGAATACTTGGTAAGAACTAGTCAAGAATATATCGGCGGAACTGTATTAGACGCAGAAAAATTGGCTTTAATAGAAGAGATTAACTCTCTTCGTCAACAAATATTGGATTTAAGTAACGCGTATCTCAATATTAACAAATTAATTTAATGGAAAAAGTTAGCATACAGTATTCTGGCCCCGGTTTCTCACAACAAACGTACTCTTCTCAAGATAATAGATTAGTATCGTCAAACTTTGTAACTTCTGATTTTGGAGATACTAGCGACTATATTGAGTTCTTTATTTACGACGCTAACAATAATCTAGTTGACTACGATTACAATGTTAAAGACTATTATCCTGATGCCAATTCAATAGCGGGATCAGATAGATTTAGCGCTTTAACTTTGGACCCCGAAAAGGATTTAAAATTAAAAGGATACAGCAGAGGTCTTTTAAATATACAATACAATTTCTTTAGGAAGCTATTCAATTCTAGTAATGGCACTCTTTATTGGATAAAAGAAATTTCTAGCTCAAGAACTGAGATCAAAATAGCTTCTCAAGTACTTAGCGATATTCTTATAAGAAATTCTTTTACTCAGTATCAATCTTACGCGGTATCAAAGAACTACTTTCCAGATTTCTATTTAAACTTTGGTAATAACGAATTAGTTATCGCTAATAACGTTGCTTACGTAGACGATGCAGATGGAGGAAATCTACTAATCAAACTTTACGAACCATTACCTGCGGCTTACGATATGAAGTCTCAATTATGGATTGTTGATAAAGTTGCAGAGTCAGTAAGCTTTAACGTAGATATTCAAACATCAGTAGAAACCTCTTCTACCGCCAACTCTTTAAGAGGCCCAAACTTTAAAATAAAGGTTAACGAAAAGACTACTCAAACTACTCCTTACTACAATTATACTAGCTTATTAACTAGTCCGATAAGTTCTTCTTACCAAAAGTTAATGAGTTACTATCAAGACAAATCGGTAGCAATTAACGTAGATTATAGCAATTTTGGAAACTTTATTCACTTCTCTAGCGCAACAGAGAGATTGAATAATTTCGTATACAAATTAGAATTAATAGAGGGCTTTAACGATCAGATAGCACAACAAGGCCAATTGTCTGGAGGTGTTACGGTAGCCTCTACAGTGTCTTCTTCTATCGGTTTTATACAGAATTCAATAAATAATATCATTGAAAAATTTGATACCTACGAGTACTATTTATACTTTAATTCTGGAAGTTGGTCATGGCCAAAGAGAACCGCTACTCAACCTTATCAACTGTATTCGGTAACGTCATCTGCAGCTTTAAATTGGTTGGGATCAGCAGATACAGTTACTACTCCAAGTACCACATCTTTATTATACTCCGCTTCTTTTTATGACGCGACTAACAAAGACTTATTAAAGAATGCTGTTCCTCAATACTTGTTAGACGATCCAAATAATGCTCCTTACGCTACTTTTATGGACATGATGGGTCAACATTTCGATAATATTTGGCTGTACTACAAAGACGTTACAAACAGATACGAAGCCTCTAATAATCCCGAAACTGGAATTTCTTTGGACGTTGTATCCGATGCTTTAAGAAGTCTTGGATTCGAATTATACACCAATACTAACGTATCGGACAACCTATTCTACACTTTATTTGGCATCAATCAAGACGGATCTTTATTACCTCCAACAGGATCCGAACACATAACAAACTACGTAACTTCTAGTTTGACAACAGAGGGTCCAGAAATTTTACAAGGCGAAATATACAAGAGATTGTATCATAATTTGCCGTATTTGTTAAAGACAAAGGGAACTCAAAGATCTATAAAAGCTTTGATCTCTACCTTCGGTATTCCTGACAATATACTTACAATCAACGAATTTGGTGGAGAAGATCGTTACACATCAATAGGCATTTCAGAGATAAATAATAATAAAATATACATAGGAACGGGCTCTATGCAAGGCTCTATATATATTAATGGTCACATGGACGATTCTGGAACTCCAATGGCTTTAAGCGCATCTGTTCTTTCTCCATTTTCGACATTACAATACTACAATACTGATAGAAGGCTAAACTCAACTAACTTAGAGGTTGGTTTTTCTACAGCTTACACTATCAATACGAATATATCTTCGTCTTTACCTAATCTAAACATGGATCAATTGATAGGTAAACCAGAGTATATGTATTCAGGTTCTTATCCAGCTTTAGAAGTACAAAAACAAAGTTATTTTAGCACTTACACAAAGCCTCACAGCATTTGGGAATTTATAAGATTAATCAAGTATTACAATAACTCTTTGTTCAAAACGATAAAAGATTTTGTACCTGCTAGAGCAAATCTATCTACTGGTATTATTGTTAAGAGTCACATTCTAGAAAGAAATAAGTACGCTAGACACGAGCCTAGCATGAGTGTTAGCAATAACTTCTCGCAGTCGATAGACATGGTTAATATCTCTGGATCTGCAGCAAATAGTTTTTCCGGATCAACTGCTGATAGCGGGTTTTATACCTCCTCTATTGGTATAATTCCTTATACTACTAGTGATGGTAGAGAGAAATTTACAGGAGCTTTCAAAGGCACAAAAATTACTGCTACTACTATGACCTCTGTTAGTAGTCAAAATGAAATATCTAAAATTCAATTTCCTGGTACAGCATCGTTTTATACAACTTATTCGTTGAGTCCTTTGTATCAAAACGTTTCTGCTTCTGTTAGATCTAAAAGATTCTTTGATTTAGACTATACTTCAAATCAATTAAAACCTATTAATTACGGCTTGATTACTCAGTCTATTAGTAGATCTCAATTTGATAATTATAACACCTACACAAATCCTAATAACCCTTACGCAGAATTACAGGATTACAATTATAGTTTGAATTCTTTCACTGTTCCTAGATATTATGGATCTAAAACAATTAGTGCGACATATAACGATTATACTAGCGGAGATCAATCTTACGGAAACACAGCGGCTATTGATAAGTTAAAATTTCAATATGCGTACTTAGTAGATCTATACTCGTCTTCTTTACAATTACCGGGAAGAGTGAATGCTCAGATTAAGTATATCTTTACTAACGATCAGAGCGTATTAAATTTAACCAAAGCAAACGAAAATTTATTTACTGTTCAAAACGTTTATAAGTCTGGAGAATCTGTGGATGTATCTTTATTTGATTATGATCCAGCCGATCCTAACATACAGTACTTTACAAACAATCAAAACGTAACTTTATTTGAAGGCGGATTTAGATATTCACCAATATTATATAATCTAAACGGATCTAACAATCCAGCTATGAATTATATATTTAAAAATCCTTTTCCTGGTCAAGTTAGTTTGCAAGTTACTGGATCTAACACATATACAACTCCTAATTCGGTTAATAACATATCTAACTTCACATCAGTATTTACATTAATACCTCCAGGTATTCAATATACTTATAACGCAATAATATCTGGTAGTAGCTCAACGATATCTCAAAACTTAAGATTCGGTTTAAGAAGAACTGTTACTTCTTTGGGTGCAGCGCAAGGCTATAACGATCAAATCTATTACGTAGAGTATCCAGTGAATACCGCTTTCCCTCAATCATTAAATGGAATATTGCCAGGAGATCCTAGCTTATTTAATGTTCCTACTCTTTTTGATGTATCAGCGTATGCAACTGGTAGTGTAGTAAATACAACGCAGACCATATTCTATAATAGCGTACAAGAAACCGATCATAGATGGTACGCAGTAGACAATAAGACTGTGAGACTTACAGCCACTCAATCTTTATATTACGGAGCGTTTACTTACGGCCTAACGGCATCATTCTTTGATACTCCAGTATTCCCTCTTTCTTTAGATTATGGAGATATGATAAGATTCTATAACAGCTCTTCTCAAGCCTTTGGAAGATCTGACGAATTTAGAGTCGTATCAGTATATCAAGCCTTAAGCGGAAGTACTAGCTACTATTACGCTACATTGGACAGAGGGATGAGCACGAACAATGTGGACAGTGGATCTTTCCCAGGATTCATATCAAGATACGTTGTGTTAAAGCACATTCCTGACGAGACCAATTTAATATTGAATTATAGCTCTAGCGCCAATATTACCCAAGACGGTTTGATCTTCCCTCAATACCTCAATCCTCTGGTAAGAAAAAACTCGGGTAACGTAGTCAAAGCTTTGAAGCAGCAAAATTTAATTTAAAAATAGGGCGTACCACAAATATTTATATATTGTGGTAACCAAAAAGAGTTATATTTGAAAACAGTTTTTGTCAATATTTATTTCTAAAGCACATAAAAAATGTCATATTTAAGTAGCACATCGGTAATAGTAGACGCCATTTTAACCAAAAAAGGAAGAGAACTTTTGGCTAGAAACAACGGGTCTTTCCAAATCACTCAATTTTCATTATCTGACGATGAGATAGATTATACCCTTTATAACCCTAACCATCCTTCTGGATCTGCTTTCTACGGTGAAGCCATAGAAGCTATGCCAATCTTACAGGCATATCCTAACGATCAAGAGATCATGAAATACAAGTTGATCACATTACCAAGAGGTACTGCTAAGCTTCCTGTATTAGACATTGGCTATAACGCTATTCAACTTCGTCAAGGAGCTTCTCTATCTATTACTCCTCAAACCTTAAATTACTTAGGCGCTACAAGCACATACGAGCAATCAGGCTACGTTGCAACTATAGGCGATGTAAGAACTATGAGTGCTTTCAATGGCTTAGGAATCAATACCCCAGAAGCTACATCATTGAACAGCACAACTACTATCGGTACAAACGTTAGCAAGACTGTCATCGGTACAACCATTAACTTATCGGCAACAACATTAAATACTTTATTTGGAACCAACTCTACGTTGTACACTACTTTAGTTGTAATTGGTAGAGATTCAGGCGCTAGATTAAGTATCCCAGTAAACATTACAAAAGTAACTCAATAATATTAGAATATGTCATTTTCAAGATTAGACCCAACAGATTTCGTAGTATCCTCTGATTCAGTTACTGCACCAGCATGGAGTACGAATTCACCAGTGCTTACTCAGTTTTTCACTTTGGCGTCTAACGCAACGAGTAGCTATTACTTGGACGTTTACCAAACTGGATCAGCTTTAAGTAACTCCGCTATACAATTTTCTATTGCTTACGGCCACATCTACGGATCTGGTTCGGCGCCTTTAAATCCTTTGATCCCTCAAAATACACCAAGTAGAATCACTTACGGTCAATACAGAAACCTAATGTACGGAGACGCTGAGTCTTTAGTAGATTTTTCTTATAACGGTACAGGTGTTACTTCTTCTTTGGATATTATTGCTTTAGCTATAGATAGAAACAGATACAAAGAGAGTTTATTTCCAGGCACTTTCAATTTACAATTAAGCATATCAGGATCTGGCACTATTCTTTCTTTAACCGACAACTCAAACGACGTTTCAACTGTAACTTACATAGACGGAGGTAGAGTTTACAATATAGTTTCTGGATCTAACGGAACGGCAGCAAACAGTCCTACTTACGCAGGCGCTTCTAAAGGCTACACCGTTTCAGGATCTTACGGTTTATTCTTACCTGATATGGGAGCTATTATCTTGAATCCAGCAGCGATCGCTATTCCAGTTGCTCAAGGCGGTTTAGGAATAAATGCCTCAATGACCGGAAGTACTAACCCAGTTTTAGGTGGATACAATCAATCTAGAGTTTTAGAAATGATTAGAAGCGGTAGTTTAGCTTTCTCTAGCACAGGATCTGGTTTCCAATTAAATTCTCAAGAGACAATTTCTTCTGATTATATTTTCATTAGAGTTAAGAATGGCGAATATAACTACACAAGCAATCCTTCTTATATATCTGGATCTGGTAACTTAGTTTATTCTAACTTTATCAACAATCCTCAAACGTATCCTACAACTGTGGGTATGTACAACAACAATAACGAATTACTTGCAGTAGCTAAGTTATCGAAGCCGTTGGTAAAAGACTTCACAAAAGAGGCACTTATTAGAGTTAAATTAGACTGGTAAAAATAAACAATGAGCAGATCGAAGAATACGATAAGGTTTTCAGACATATCTTCGGCTCCTATTAAATTAAAGTATTCTGCATCTTATACAAGTGAATCATTTGACAACGCAGGAATAACTATAAATAGGGGCTTCTATCATCCTATGACCGTGACTGGATCTTTGGATAATAATGCTCTAAAATACCAATTAATCAAACAGCTTTATTACAAGAACTTTATTTCCGGTTCTTTGTTAAAGTCGGGTAGCGCTTACGATTCTTACGATCAATCTACAGCTGCATCTGGAAGCGGTGACGAAGACGCTAGATATTTTCCCACTGGTTCCAACGATCAAGTCTCTTTTTTCTATATTCCAAGAAAACAGTTTGGCGAGCAGATCTCTAGAAATAGTTTACACATACTACCTACAAATCCATTAAGTACTAACTATCATTTAACAGACGACGGTAATGGAAATGTTATAGACATTTTGGTCGATAATAAAAAAGTTGGAAACGTAATATACTCGCAAGGAATTATTACTTTTACTGATCCCACTTATATATGTTTAATTCAAGATCCCACTTTTGATTTTTACATTCAAGCAATTTTACCAAGTCCAACACCTACACCAAGTATAAGTTTGACTCCGTTCTTAACGCCTACAGTTACTCCATCATTGACACCTACGGTAACAGCAACACCACCACCTCCACCTACGAGAACGCCTTCTGTAACTGTGACTGTGTCTGTAACTCCTAGCGTAACAATAACTCCTACAGCTACTCCAACTGTAACTACTACTCCAACAGTTACGCCTACAGTGACTCCATCAACTTCACCGGGAACTATACCTTCGGTTACTCCAAGCATTACAGTAAGTATAACTCCTACTATATCGATTACGCCTAGTATAACACCGACTAGAACGCCTAGTGTAACAATAACTCCAACAGTTTCTTTATCTCCAATGGTAGGAAATTCATTGGGCTATTACTATACACCGTGCTTTATACAGTCTTCAGGATTCCCAGTAGCGAATGCTTCAAACGTTTACTTGCCTAACACTGTAACTACGGCACCTTACATTACAACAGGTATAACATTGTATCAATCTTACAATACTCCATGGACGAACTTAACTGCTATTGCAGGTAGCGATAATAAGATATACGCAGTAAATAGTTCTGGTGTGGTTGGAGTTCAAATTTCAACATGTTAATAAAAGATAGAAAGTAAATGGCACAATCGATATACATAAGAGTTACTCAATACGGAAATGCTGTAGGTCCATTTAATATCTATTGGGATAGTTTCTTGAACATTGTTGAATTAAACGTTACATTAGACGATTTATTGGACGGCCATCTTGTTTCTGTTCCTGATGCAGCTCAATATATAGTACTAGAAAACCAAGATCCTTGCGGCTTAAATACAATGTTTAAATATATTGTACCATTAAGTCCTACGCCTTCTCCTTCCGTTACTCCGTCTTACTCAGTTACTCCTAGCGTTTCTATTTCTGCAACGCCTTCTGTATCAGTTACGCCTTCTGTTTCAGTTACTCCATCAGTATCGGTTACACCTAGTATTACAGTAACTCCTTCGTTCTCAATTACTCCATCAGTAAGTATTAGCGCTACTCCATCTGTAAGTATAAGTGCAACTCCTTCTATTAGTGTGACTCCTTCCTCTTCTATTAGTGCTACGCCGTCAATATCTGTAACGCCTAGTGTATCTGTAACTGCTTCTCCTTCAGTTACTCCTTCTATATCTGTTACAAAATCTGTATCAGTAACACCGGGAGTATCTGTTACACCATCAATTACTGTTAGCGCTACTCCGACAGTTACTCCTTCTGCAACAACTAGTATATCTATAACGCCTAGTTTATCAGTAACGCCTTCAAAATCAGCTACGCCTTCCGTTACAACTAGCTTATCAGTAACGCCTTCTCCTTCAGTTACTCCGAGTTTATCAGTTACTCCTTCAGTTACAACTAGTATATCCGTAACTCCAAGCGTATCTGTAACTTCATCTGTATCAGTTACGCCTTCTATATCAGTAACTCCTAGCGTATCTTTAACGAGAACTCCTAGTGTATCTATAACCGCCACGCCTTCAGTATCTGTAACTCCTTTGGTCGCGGTTCTTTATTACAGAAATACAGAAGCCAACGATGGAACTGTATTCTTAGACAACAATGTATATATACGTAACAATACTACGAGCACAGATCTTGTTAATGATGTATTCAGTACTCCTGGAGATGTGTTGGTTGGAGGCACTCAATATCAAGATCAATCTATATATGCGCAAGCTTCAGGAGATTCGGCTTATGCTCCTCCAGCTTTTGGAACTTCTACAAGAAATTTAACTATTACTGATAGCGCTGGTAATACTATAATCAATAGCACTACTAATTATACCACATATAGCATAAATACTAATTTTACGCTTACTGGAGGTAGAACTTATTACGTAAGAGGCACTACAGGCTTTACTTATCCTGCGTCTACTACTCTTGCATTAAACGATTACTATAATTCTCTTGGTTCCGGATTTATAGGCTTGACCCTTAGCACTCCTATAGGTACTGATTTAGTGATAGATCAGTATAGTATAAGTGTGTATACATATACTACGTCTGCATGTAACGCAGGATCTATAGATGGTGTTACAAATTATCCTACTTTCACTTTAACCAAAGGATTTAGTGGCCAATTCTATGCCAATGCAGACTACGCAGCCGCAGGATCATACTACAAATTCCAAAACGGAATTGTTATAAATGGAACTAATTATAACAACGGAGATAGTTTCACGGTAAATGGAGGAGCTACTACAGTAAATGTTGGTATACCTACTACTAGTTGTAAAAGGATATTTTCATAATCTTACTTGCTTTTTAAATTTCATTAAGTTATAAAAATTAATTAATATTGGGTTATGTCAAAAATCTTCGTTTCGATAGCGTCCTATAGAGACCCCGAACTTTTACCTACTTTAAAGAATTTATTGGAAAATAGTGCAGAGCCTGAAAATTTGCACGTTTGTATTGGTTGGCAGCACTCTAATGAAGACGAGTGGGACACATTGAGCCAATACGTAAGAGATCCAAGATTCACCATTCTTGACATAGATCATACCGATTCTAACGGAGTTTGTTGGGTTAGAAGTAAAATACAGGAATTTTATAGAGGAGAAGACTATTACTTTCAACTAGATTCTCATCACAGATTCGAAAAGAATTGGGACACCACTCTAAAAGATTACGTTAATTACTTTAGATGCAAGGGCAATAAAAAACCAATCATCTCCTCCTACGTGCCAGGCTACTTTCCAGAGAACGATCCTGAAGGCAGAGTTCAAGAGGTATGGGGATTAAACATTATGAGATTCTTACCTGAAGGTGCAGTGTTTTTACAGCCTTATCACTTTGACGGTTGGAAATCTTTAACAGAGCCAGTTCCAAGCAGATTTTTATCGGGTCACTTTATATTCACTGTTGGAAGTTTTGTTAAAGAGGTACCTTACGATCCTAATTTTTATTTTCATGGAGAAGAGACTAGTTTGGCCGCAAGAGCTTACACACACGGATACGACATATACGCTCCACACAGACCAATTGTTTGGCACGAATACACCAGAAAGGGAAAGCAAAGACATTGGGACGATCACAAAACTTACGGAGAGTTGGACAAGGCTTCTTACGCTAGGTTTAGAAAGCTATTCGAAATGGACGATGTGCCTTGTACGCCATGTCAAAGAAGAGCATTAGCTCAGTACGGATTCGGTACGGTTAGAACATTAGAACAATACGAGAAATTTGCAGGTTTAAAATTCAAAACAAGACAAATTCACAAAGAAACCGTAGCAAATGATCTACCACCAATAAAGGGCGACTATGAATCAGGTCTAATGCACAAAAGAAAAGTTTGTATAGATCTTTGGAAAGGCGCTCTGACAGAAGCCGATTACGATACATTCGCAATTGCTCTATTAGATGCTGATGGCAAGGACTTATACAGACAGGATATGACTATTCAAGAAATGGATGGATTGCGCAACCAGGAAGCCGACGATCAGTTTGTACACATCTGGAGAGATTTTGAGAGCGCAATAGCTCCTGATTCTTGGAGAATATGGCCCCACAGCGAATCTAAGGGCTGGTGCGACAGAATTGAAAATAAGATAAATTACGAATAGAGCTGTATTTGATTCTTTGAATATTTATACAAAACACGCGTGGAATTAAGAGATCACAAAAAATCAAAGCTAGCGCCTAATAACGATACCACCCAGGTTTTTCTTTACAGCGATAGAACTAAAACTAAACAGGTTCCTTTCGCCGTGCAATCTGAATTAAAGAACAGCAATACGGGTCTTCCGGGTCCAATGCCAGGCCCTCTACCGCTATCTAATAGTCCGTCTCCTACTCCAAGCCTTTCTGTAACTCCTAGTTTTTCTACTACGCCTACGATTACACCAAGTGTATCAATTACTAAAACGCCTAGCATAACAGTTACTAAAACGGCCACTCCAACAGTTAGTATCACTCCAACGAATACTATCAACCCTTCTAGAACTCCAAGTATTACACCTACTAATACACCAAGTACTAGTATTACTCCAAGTATAAGTCATACGCCATCTAGAACTCCAAGTATTACGCGTACAATATCTATCACTCCTACAATATCAGTTACTCCAAGTATATCGGTAACTCCTGGAAATAGCGCAACGCCTTCTCCTTCTGCTACGCCTTCTAGAACTCCATCGATATCAGTAACTCCAAGCGCTTCTGTTACTCCAAGTGTTACAAGAACTGCCAGCGTTTCAATAACTCCTAGTGTATCTATAACGCCTACTATAACACCAACCATATCGATTACTCCTACGGTGACTCCTTCGACAACACCATCAGTATCGGTAACTCCTAGTACATCGGTAACTCCTAGTTTGTCTGTTACAAATAGCGTATCGATAACACCTACTATTTCTATATCTAATACGCCTAGTGTTAGTGTAACTCCAAGTATTTCAGTTACGCCAAGCATTTCTATATCAGCAACACCTAGCATATCAGTTACACCTAGTATTAGTGTGACTCCAAGCATTACAGTTACGCCAACTATTACAGTTACCTCTTCCGTATCTGTTACACCTTCTGTAAGCATATCAGCGACACCAAGCATTAGCGTAACTCCATCTATAACAGTAACTCAAACGCCTAGTTCTTCAATTACGCCGTCTAGAACTCCTTCAGTAACTACGAGTATTAGTGTAACTCCGAGCATTTCTATATCGGCTACGCCTAGTATATCGGTAACTCCTTCAGTAACTGTTTCGGTAACTGTATCACCATCGGTTACGCCTTCTGTTTCTATTAGCGCTACTCCATCGATATCAGTAACGCCTTCGGTAACTACAAGTATTAGTGTAACGCCTTCAGTATCGGTTACTCCAAGCGTTTCAGTTACTCCTTCAGTATCTGTTACTCCTTCAGTATCCGTTACACCAAGCGCATCAATATCTGCAACTCCTAGCATATCTGTAACACCAGCACCAAGTAATACACCAGCAGTGAGTTCCACTCCTTCTCCTAGCGTAAGTGGAGTACCTCCTACTTGGACAGTTACAGTATATGCTAAATCAAGCGGAGCTTTAAGCCCTAGTCAATATATCTGGTGGAGCGATGATATATGGTTTAGTAATACTCAATTATCAGGAGCTGTTAGTACTAGCGGTGGTTTAGTCGGTTATATATACAACGTTCCTAATTTAACAACATTACAATTGGCTTGTGATTATGGTTCTGGTGGAGGACCAGCTGTAGATAATGCTGGTACTGCAATTAATATGGCTGTAGGTAGTGGATATCCTTCTGCTCCTAGCGCTTGTAGTGCAAATCCTTATGGAAGTCAGGCGTATAGAGTAACATCTAACGTAACATTATATATTACAGCAAATGCTGGATATGCAGGAGCTTGTTAATATTAAAAAGATAAATAATAAAGAATAAAATGGCATTAAACGGTAGAAGATCGACATTTGGAACATCATCCAAAAAAATAAATTATCAGAATAAGATTTCTGGTAGAGGACAAGATCTTGCGTTACAATCTACCATAATTAATAATAATGGAGCTTTAGATGCGCCTCAGCCAGAATTACCAGGACTTTCTCCAACACCTTCTACTTCTGTTACTCCATCAATTTCCGTTACGCCTTCTATTACTGCATCTGTATCAGTTAGTCCAAGCGCCACTCCATCAATCTCTGTTACACCGTCTATTTCTGTTACACCAAGCGTTTCTATTACTCCTAGCATTACTGTTTCTATTACTCCCACAACTACTCCATCGGTTACAGTAACGCGTAGCACATCCGTAACTCCTTCAATGTCTGTTACGGCTTCTCCTTCTGTTACACCGAGCACATCTATAACTCCAAGCGTTACCGTATCAACTACTCCTAGCGTTAGTGTGACCTCATCAGTTTCTATAACACCATCGATATCTGTTACCGCATCCGTATCAGGAACGCCAGCAGTTACTAGTACTCCATCTGCATCCGTTACGCCAAGCATATCTGTAACTCCAAGCGTCACTACTTCGATAACTCCTACAACTACTCCTTCGGTTACAGTAACTCCATCTTTATCGGTAACGCCTAGCACCTCAGTAACGCCTAGTTTATCAGCGACAGCCACCATTTCAGTAACTCCGTCTATATCGGTTACAAATAGTGTATCTGTTACTCCAACTCGTACAGTATCGATAACACCTACTATTTCTATCACGCCTAGTATTAGTACAAGTGCAACTCCAAGTGTATCAACAACTCCTATAGTATCTGTTACACCTACAGTTTCTGCAACTCCAAGCATATCAACAACTCCTTCAGTTGGTGGAGCTTCAGTAACACCTACAACAACTCCATCTGCTACACCAAGTGCTGGCGCTGTTAGTGTTTCTGTGACTCCAAGTATTTCTACTACACCAAGTGCAGGAGGAGCTTCAGTAACGCCTTCAGCTACTCCTAGTGTATCAGTTACTCCATCTGTTTCAACTACGCCTGGAATTTCTGCTACCCCTAGTGTATCTACAACTACTACTGTATCAATAACACCGACGGTTACGCCTTCAATTTCAGTTACTCCAAGTGTATCGGTAACTCCATCTATTTCTGGAACATCTGCGGTATCAATAACACCAACTACAACTCCTAGTGTAACTACAACTTCTTCTATTTCTGTAACGCCGTCTATTTCAACAACATCAGCGGTATCAGTAACACCAACAGTATCAGTTACTCCAAGCATAACTGTTTCAGTAACTCCATCTACATCTATATCTACAACTTCTGCAGTATCTGTTACGCCTACAGTTTCAGTGACGCCGAGTGTATCTACAACGACTACTGTATCAGTAACACCTACAGTTACTCCTTCAATTTCAGTTACTCCATCTATTTCTGGAACATCGGCGGTATCAGCGACTCCAACAGTTACTCCAAGTGTAACTACAACTTCTTCAATATCGATTACGCCTAGTATATCGATTACACCTAGTATAAGTGTTTCAGTAACTCCATCTACATCGATATCTACTACATCCGCAGTATCAGTAACTCCTACAGTTTCTGTAACTCCTTCGATATCAATTACGCCTAGCGTTTCTGTATCATTGACGCCTAGCATATCAGTTACTCCAAGCGTTACAAGAACAGCGAGCGTATCAGTTACTCCAAGTATAACCATAACACCGACTACAACACCAACAATATCAGTTACTCCAACAGTATCAGTAACGCCTACAGTTACTCCTTCGATATCGGTAACGCCTTCTATTTCTGGAACATCGGCGGTATCAGCGACTCCTTCGGCTTCAGTTACTCCGAGCGTATCCATAACAGCCACTCCTAGTATTAGTGTAACTCCTTCGGTAACCGTAACTGTTACGCCTAGCGCATCTGTTACTCCTTCTGTAAGCATATCGGTAACTCCTAGTATTAGCGTAACGCCTTCGGTAAGTATATCAGCAACACCAAGTATTAGTGTGACTCCTTCTGTAACTGTAACCGTAACGCCAAGCATATCAATTACTCCGACGGTTACACCTAGTATTACAATAACAAGAACTCCAAGTAGCTCAGTAACTCCAAGCGTCTCAATAACTAGCACAACTAGTCCTTCAGTTACGCCATCTGTAACAGTTTCAGTAACGACATCTCCATCAGTTACTCCTTCTGTGAGTGTAACAAGAACTCCAAGTGCTTCAGTTACTCCATCAGCGTCTGTAACTAGTTCTCCTAGTCCTTCAGTTACTCCTAGTGTATCAGTAAGCAGTACTCCTTCAGTTTCAGTAACTCCTGCACCAAGTAATACACCAGCACCTAGCAACACACCGGCTCCAAGTAGTACACCAACTCCTAGTCCTACGCCTCCTGCATCTCCGAGTCCTACTGTATTCTCAATAGGTTGGAGTTATTCTAAAACAGGTGGTACGGGAAATGGATATATGTCAATTTATGTTAACGGAACACAAGTAGTTTATACAACAACTAATGGAGCTATTGGAACTATATACAATGTATCAACTACGGACTTAGTACAAACGGAAGTTGGTAGTGTTGCTCAATATGCTGCTATAGCTCAAATTACTGTTAGCGGTGGAGCATCAGATTATCAATATAACTGTACTGAATCCAGTGATGCGCAAGTCAATTCATCTGTTTATGTAACCTCTGATGCTTACATTACAGGTATATCTGATAATTCAAATGTTGTTTGCCCTTAAAAAATAAATTTTAAATTATATGAAAACATATTATAAAAGTATTGCAGGAGACGTCTACATGATGTTAGATAGTTCTAATTATCAAGTAGTTGAAGTCTACTATACAACAAATCTAAGTAGCGGCAATAACGTTATAAAAGAGTCTTACTACAATAAAAAAGTAACAGATTCACAGGACTCTACGAAGTGGAGTGCTTCTGACGAAGAGTCTTTTTTAGCAATTAAAAATTCAGTGGTAGCAGCTTTATAACGCTCTACTAAAAAGATAAACAGCAAAATATACAATAAAAGTTTTAAATTCTGTTATGGCAAAAAGTAAACATCCAACCATTCTGTTGCATCTCCCAGCATATAGAGATCCAGAATTAGTACCAACAATTAAGTCAGCACTAGAAAACGCCAAGTACCCAAAAAGAGTACACTTTGGTATCTGCAGACAGTATAACCCAGAAGATCTTTTCGATAACCTAGACGAGTACAGAGAAGACAAACGTTTTCATATCATGGACGTTTTGTATACCGAAGCTCAAGGTCTACCATGGGCTAGAGCTCAAATTAACGAGAAGCTTTTAACAGATCAATACTACATTTTACAATTAGATTCTCATCACAGATTTGCAGAGAATTGGGACGAGACCTTGCTTGAAATGCATGGCGGTTTAGAAGCTCAAGGTTACAAACCAATCTTAGGGGCTTATTTGCCATTGTATACTCCATTTAACGATCCAGGAGGACGCACTATGGAGCCATGGCAACAGACCTTTGCTTGCTTCTATCCTCACGGAACTATCTTTATTAGACCAGGATTATTAACCGGTTGGCAAGACATGACTGAACCACCAATGAGTAGGTTTTTATCTGGCCACTTCTGTTTTGCTAGAGCTGAATGGGCAAAGGAGATTAGACACGATCCAGATATCTACTTTAGTGGAGAGGAATTAAACTTAACAGTTAGATCTTACACTCATGGATACGATCTATTCCATCCACACAAGTTAGTTGTTTGGCATTCTACTATGAGAGAAGAAAGAGCTAACATGTTGAAATGGGATGATGATGCTAAATTCGGCGTTGATTGGTTCCAAAAGCAAGAGTATGCAAGAAAGAAGATTAGAGTGTTACTAGGAACTGAAGAGGATCCAAACATTGATTTAACTGGCTACGATTTAGGAACAGTTAGAACTTTAAGAGATTACGAGAAATACGCTGGTTTTAATTTTCAAAGAAAGGCGGTTCAGAAATATACGCTAGACAATAACTATCCTCCTAATCCTTACATTTCAGACGACGAATTATGGGAACAATCTTTTATGGGATCTTTCTATCATTTGGTTACAGTGTATCCTCATGATTTTCCAAGAAAAGATTACAAACATATCTTGATTGCATTCGACGATGAGAATGGAAATTCAATCAATCACAAATACATAGACGGTCAACAACTAGAAGACTTCATGCATAAGGGCCAACAGATACACTACGAAGAGTTTTTCTTGACCGATAAAACGCCTAAACGAGTTGTATTCTGGGGATTCTCTGAAGAGATTGGTTGGGCAGAAAGAATCGAACACGCAATAAATTAAAAAATAAAATGGAGTATTTTTATCAAAATATTGAAAACTGATTTAATGAAGTTAATTATTTATTATTCTAATAATACTCTTTACTCTTTTGCAAAGGCTCTTAGTATTGTTCACGAAGAACTAATTAAAAGATATCCAGAAATAGAATTTCAATTTATAGATAATTCTGAAATGGATAAAATTTACCAACCTCCTGGACAGTATTCTCCTGGAAATAAGCATGGACATTTCTTTATGATTATTGAAAATCCTGAGAATAAAAAATATATTATAGTATCTTATTGGGATAATTTAAAAGATGTGTTCAATACCAATTGGGATATAGAAAATTGTGTAGAGATATTAACTTCTTGTGGAATTTGTTATTTCGATTGTTTTTCTAATAGCTATAACTTTAATTATACTCCAATTTCTTATACTTCATTTAGACCAGATTTTGATCAGATCGTTATCGAAGTACAAAAACAAAATATAGCAAGAACAGTACCTGAAAAATTACCGTTTAGAGGAAGAGTATATCTATTTAGAGAGTATTTAACTAAAGACGATAGGTTTAATGTGTTAAATATAGAATTTGATCACAAGCTTTATTCGGAATACATATATGAATTATCGAGTAATTGGGTGAATTTAAGCTTAAATGGAGTAGGAGAAATATGCAATAGAGATATAGAAATAATGGGTACAGGAACAGCTTTATTTAGACCAAAGTTAAATGTAAAATTTCACAATGAATTAATACCGGACTATCATTATATTTCTGTCGATATAGAAGATTTAGACAAAAATAGCTGCGATATTTTTTATAAACAATTATCTGATAGAATGTACGAAAGATACAACGAAGTAAAAAAAGATCTAGACTATATAAAATTTATAGCTAAAAATGGACACGAGTGGTATAAAGAAAACGGGAACGAATATAAAAATGCAAGCGTTTTGCTTGAAAAAATAGATCTAAAAAAATTATATAATTAATGCAAAATAACAATAAAATAAAAGCCAATATAGCATTTTATGGTTCTCATAACTCAGCATATGTTGTAGAATCAGAAGGGGAAATACTTTTAGTATTGGAAGTAGAACGTTTTTTAAATTATAAAAATAGTGGTATGGCGCAGTATATGTGCCCTAAAAACCACGATCTATTATTCTTGGCAGAATACATCCCAAATTTTATTCGCGAAAAATTAAACATAGACAAGTTTGAAAACTGTTATTACTTGAACTGCGATGTAATAATCGAAGAAAAACACGAATTAGAAAAATACATTAACGCAGAAAACTATCATCACTGTTTACACCACGAATCTCATGCAGCCGGTTGTTTTTATCAATCAAATTTTCAAGAGGCTTTAGTATTCTCTGTTGACGGTGGAGGAAACGACGGTAAGTTTAATATCTATCACGCAATTAGAGGAGAATCTCCTAAGTTATTAGAATCGGTAATAAATCCAATAGAAAATAATCCTCACATATACTACGATCTAGGTTTTCCTTATATGGTATTTGGTGAGTATTTGTCTTCTATAAAGAAAGAGCCTTTGAACATAGGCAACCTAGTTTATCCAGGAAAAATTATGGGACTTGCTTCTTACGGAAAAGTAGTAGAAGAGTGGGTACCTCATTTCATAGAATTTTATAAGAGCGATCCTAACGGCAATCACTTTGGGCCTTGGGACACTACGGGTTATTACGACTTTGAATCCAAGATCAATGCATTAGGAGAGAAGATTGGAGTTAAGTTTGACGTATTTGACAGATTAAAAGACGAATTAGAATACAACGTAGCTGCAACAAGTCAAAGAGCTTTCGAAGAGGCTTTCTTAGAAGTAGTTAAACCTTACATGGAGCAGTATCCTGATTTACCTATATGCGTAGCAGGCGGTTGTGGCTTAAACATTATATTCAATACTAGATTGGTAAAAGAGTTTGGTAAAAAAGTATTTGTTGGACCTGGACCTAACGATTGTGGTATTGCTTTGGGTTCTATGTTAAATATATTAAAACCACAAGAGGCTTTCGATGCTACATATTCAGGTTTAACTTTACAGGATTTCGATTCTTTGTCTCAATACATTCATGACAGTAGCGTTAACTTTACTACTACTAAATGTGATATAGAAGTTTTAGCAAAAGACATATTAGAAGGCAAAATAGTTGGAGTAGCAAGAGGCAGAGCAGAACACGGTCCACGTGCATTAGGTAACAGAAGTATTATATGTAATCCTTCAATTGCTGATATGAAAGACGTGCTAAACGAAAAAGTAAAACACAGAGAGTGGTACAGACCGTTTGCACCAGTTGTAAGATTGGAAGATGTATCTAAGTACTTCGAATGGGAAGGAGAATCAAGATGGATGAGTTTTTGTCCAACAGTTAGAGAAGAGTGGCAAGAGAAGCTATCTGCAATTACTCACGTAGACGGTACAGCTAGAGTACAAACGGTAACAAGAGAACAGAACGAATGGCTGTACGATTTATTGACCGAGTTTGAAAAACAAAATGGCGTAGGAGTTTTATTAAATACTTCCTTTAATTTGGATGGAAGACCAATTCTTTCTACAATTAAAGACGCTTTCAAAATATTACAAGACACTCAAATGGATTGTTTGATCCTAGAAAATTACTACATAAAAAAAATTAAATAGTTTTAAATGCAAAGTTTAGATGCTCTGATGGACCAGTACGGTACCGATAAGGCAATAAGTGGTTACTCTAAAAGTTACGAATATCTTTTTAACGATATTAAGAACGAAGTTACTTCTTTATTAGAAATAGGAATTGGAAGTCTTGACATAAACGTGAAAGGTCACTTTAGACAGATTAGAGAAATCTACTACGAAAATTACGTACAAGGGGGATCGTTAAGAGTTTGGAGAGATTATTTTCCAAAAGCCGAAATATCAGGATTAGATATTGCAGAAGATTGTAAATTTACAGAAGACAGAATCTCTACTTATATATGCGATTCTTTGGACAAGCATGCGTGCGATAAACAATTAAGCACTTCAATGTTTGATATTGTTATCGACGATGGTTTACACCAATCTGCAGCTCAAACTCAAACAATAAAAAACTTTTTTGGTCGTGTTAGAACCGGAGGATTTTATGTTATTGAAGATTTAGGTGGAGGTGGAGATTCGTTAAATGCTTTTATCGATTATAGAGAAGAGATTTTAAATGTAATAAAAGATCACGAATATTTTTTTAATGGTAATCTTTTAATAGTTAAAAAGACAGGTTCTAGAAGAGGTCTATTAGAATCAATAACTGATTTTAATAACGAAAATGTATCTACGCCTCAAGAGGAACCAATAGGTGCAATAGAAAGAGCCGGATACGAAAAGCCATACGAGGACTCTTTAGCAATCGCATTACATTATTTGGGTAAAAACTTTCAAGACATATTTGTATTTCAAGCGGGTGCAATGGACGGTATTACTTTCGACGATATGAGAGGCTACATTGACATGTACAGTTGGGGTGGAATATTTGTAGAACCTATACCTGAAGTATTTGAGAAATTAAAAAGCAATTTAAGTACAAGACCTAATCACATATTTGAAAATGTAGCAGTGGCAGATTACGATGGAACTCTAGAGATGATGTATGTTCCAGAAAGTAAAATACAAGAATACGATTTACAATTAGGTTACAAAGGAATGGCAACTGCATTTCCTCCAAGAAACGGTTTTGGATCAGATTACGAAAGAGATATTTTTGTAAAAGATAATTACTCAGAAAAAATAAATGCTAACTGTCTTACACTCGATTCTATATTAAAAAAGAATAACGTAGAAAAAATAGATGTGTTCTTAACAGATACAGAAGGCATGGATTGGGAAATATTCAAACAATTAGACTTAACTAAATACAGACCTAAGTGTATTAGAATAGAACACATGAATCTTTTACCAGAGGAATTGGCCGCTTTAAAAGAGAAATTAGAAATCGGAGGTTATGCGTACGAAACTGGCAATCAAGACATAGAAGCTATAGACATTGAATTTGCAAAACAAGTACCTGAAAATTATAATTGGAAAAAAACAAAAAGTAATTTAACAATGGTTACCGGTTTATGGGATATCGGTAGACCTGGTAGATCTTTTGAGCACTATTTAGAATGCTTTGATAAATTGTTGAAGGTTGATATTAATTTATTTTTATTCATTCCTAAAGAGCTAGAAGAGTTTGTATGGCAAAGAAGAAGCCCATCTAATACGGCAATAAAATACTTTGAATTATCTGACATTAAAAATATGTTTGGCGATTTTTGGGACAAAGCTCAAGCAATTAGAACAAGCGATGCGTGGATTAATCAAACTGGTTGGTTAAAGGATTCTCCACAAGGCAGTTCTGAATGGTACAATCCGATTGTAATGTCTAAGATGTCATTGCTACACGACGCTAGCATATACAACCCATTCGATACAGAAAAATTTGCATGGGTAGATGCTGGTATTTCAAACACAATTAACTACAACCTATTAATACACGACAGATTCTTTGATAAGTTAGAAAAATATATTGATCCATTCCTATTCGTTCAGTATCCTTATCCATATTTTGATAAAGGAGTTGGTGAAGTTCATGGATTTAATTGGGATGCATTAAATAGAATGGCCGGTGGAACTGTTGAGTGGATATGTAGAGGCGGACTATTCGGTGGAACTAGAGAAGCAATCAAAGAAGCAAACAGTTATTATTGGCACTTAACTAACGATTCTTTAAACGAAGGATTTTTGGGCACAGAGGAAAGTTTATTCTCTATATTAGCTCACAGATATCCAGAATTATTTAGAACCACTAGAATTGGTATTAACGGGCACATTCAAGAGTTCGTACAAAAAACATTAGACGATGTCGCAGAATTAGAACCGATACCAGAAGGCCGAGCTAAATTGACAAAGCGATTCATAGACGTTGACAAAATAAAAGTGTCGATCTATATGTTGACCTTTAATTTTCCTCATCAAGTAGAGCACACAATACAAACTTGGTTAAAGCATCCTAAGTTTATTACAAACACTAGAAATATTTTAATCGATAATTCTACCAACGACGAAGCAAGACAAGCGAATAAACTGCTGTGCGATAAGTACGGTTTCGAGCATATCATAACAAACGAAAATACGGGCATTAATGGTGGTAGATTCAGAGCTGCTCAGCACTTCCAAGAATCCGATAGCGATTACTATCTATTCTTAGAAGACGATATGGGTGTGAATCCTCCAGAAGAACTTGGATTCTGTAGAAATGGATTTAGAATGTACGTTGATAATTTATACGATAAGCTTGTAAAAATAATGGAGTCTTCTGAAGTTGATTTCTTAAAGTTATCTTTTACAGAAGTTTATATGGATAATAACATTCAAGTGTCATGGTACAATATTCCTCAAGCGGTAAGAACGAAATTCTACCCAGAATACGATAAGTTACCAGAACACGGATTAGATCCAAACTGTCCAAGAACCTCTTTCGATAAAATAGAATTTCTAGACGGTCTTGGCTATATCACAGGAGATGTATACTATGCGAACTGGCCGACTATATGCGGAAAGATCGGCAATCAAAAAATGTTCTTAGATACCACATGGGCACACCCTTACGAACAGACTTGGATGAGTTATATGTTCCAAGAAACAGTAAAAGGCAATTTAAAACCTGCGGTATTGCTAGCCAGTCCTATCCTACACAATAGAATAGCTCACTACAAACCAGAGGAAAGACGAGAGAACTAATATTTATTAGAGTATGCCATTTATCCAATACGAACCTTACGCGCTGTCTTTTCAAGCAGAAACTACAATCTATCAAAAAGAAGTTAGATGTCAAGTAGACGAGAACGATTTCAACTACACACTTAATCCTAGCGCCATTAGATCAGGTACTTCAGGATCTTACATAGACGCAGTGACAGGATCAGAGTTCAGGCCTTACGCTACCACTGTTGGATTATACAACGATAGCGACGAGTTACTGGTAGTTGGTAAGTTATCTACTCCTTATCCAATTGCTTCTAATACAGATATGACCTTCGTTATTCGTTGGGATAGCTAAGATATTTATTAGAAAACAGTCTATGTCAAATTGGTTATACGAAGGGAATCAGCTCACTCAATTAAAAGATTTCCCAGATAATGCTGTAGGATTTGTCTACAAAGTTACCAACAATAATACTGGCAAATTTTATGTCGGCAAAAAAATCCTTAGAAACGTTCTAACTAAAATCTTAACGAAGAAAGAAATCTCGGAGTGGATAAAACCGGGCCGTATTCCAAAGAAAAGAAAGGAGATCAAAGAGAGTAATTGGGTAGACTATTACGGTTCGAGTAAATTGGTTACAGAGGACATTAAGACTTTTGGCAAAGAAGCATTCACTAGAGAAATATTAAGGGTCTGCACCACGAAGAAACAGATGAGTTATTGGGAGACCTATTATCAAATGACACTTAGGGTTTTAGAGGTGGAAAGCTATAACGAGAATATAGCAGGTAAATGGTACCGCAGGGACGTGAATCCAATCACACCCGAGCTCGAGGCCGAAGAGTAGTAACAATTACGATAAGATATTAAACAAAAATAAAAGGGAGCCCAAATGAGCTCCCTTTCTTATTTACTAACTATACGATCCTAATACATTAAACTTCTGTGCTGTATGCCGTCTAAGAATTCCTCTTGGTCTTGTTTAGCCAAACTGAATGTGTCTGGAAAGATCCAAGTGTAAGGTATATTTTTGGTAGGTTTCTTTTCACCATGAGAGATTGCGATGTGCTTCCAAAAGAAACAGGTCTTGTCTTCAATGTTCAGATACTTCTGTTCAGTCATTGGGTTTAACGGGTGATTCACTAACAGATCCATCTGATATAACCATTGCTCTGCCTGTTTGTTCTCAGGCGTGAATGCTCCAGCTTCGTTAATAGTGTACTTAACTTTACCGTTTAGGTTCTGACCACCGAATATCTGGTGCAATCCATCGAAGTGACCAGTACCACCGAATAAGATAGATTCAGGATCTACCAAGTGTGGATAACTCATTGCGATATATCTTGCTGTGTTCTTACATGGATACAAAGGACTTCTAAAGTTTTGATGCTGTTTAAAATACTTCTCAAGAATCTTTGCAAACTCCATCATTGTATACTTTCCACGCTTACCATCTTCAACGTCCTGTAAAACGTAAGCCAATTCTTGACCAGCAATTCTAGGTCCGTGTAGCAACCAATGTTTAACGTCTGTACCTTTTGGATAGTAGATTTGGAATAAGTCGTTTCTAGCATGACGATTGTTAATGAAGTGCTCTTTAGTAGCTTCTTCACCTTCTTTGGCTAACTTCATAAAAGTTCCCCAATGTTCGTTACTAAAACTAAACACTAAAGTATAAAACATTCTTAGTTCGTTGTCAGTAACATTGTCCCTCATGTAGTAACAATATGGGTGCTCGTGCCAATGCAAGCGATGTGAAAAGATTTGATACTCTGTCTTTAACAAAGAGTCTTTTCTATTATCGAATTTTTGGCAGAACTCAAAGAACTTTTCGATACGTTGATCTAGTGACCAATCTCGCATCCAAGAGTCCTTTGGTTTTTTGCCTTTAAATTCTACTTCGCAAGTGTTTGGAAATAAAATTTCACTCATTATTTTGTTAATTTTTTTCTAAATATAGATGTACCGTGTTCTAAGATATTTTTTTCTTCCTCGTTAGTTATCTTAAAAATCTTCTTAATATAAGCAGGATTTCTTGGAATAACTAAAGATATTTTTTTCTCTGGATTAAAAGATCCTTCTAATACTTTTGTCATGCATTCTTTAGGATCTACTTCTAATACATAACCATCGTATTCGTGTGGTACTCTAGAGGGTAGAGATAAAATTAAAAACTTATCGCACTTGAATATGTTGTTTATATTCTGCGTGGTTTTACCCTCGTTAATTGCCCAACAATCAAATTTAACGAATGGAGTAATTGCTTTTACTTGTACAGTAGCTCCATCAATTTTCATGTCCCAATAACCGAATTCGTCTGTGTTAATTTCTACTTGGTGTTTTTTTGAATAGTGATTGTACACTATTTTTTCTGCGATATTGCCTGTTGCTTTTATTTTAAAGGCATCGCGTTGTTTTGTTTGTTTCATTTATAATGTTGTTGTACCCTGTCCTTGTATTGCTCTTCTGTTATAAGAAGTGATTTAAGTACCTTGTCATCGGAAGGGTGTTCTGTAATACCGTTAAAACTTGGGACAAGACCAAGATCTAACATTGCTTTCTGTCGACCGTATGGATGGTCTATAATCTTGCTGCTGTTCCATACATGATCGAAATCTAAGTGATCGTAGTCCGCTCCAGGTTTTACGTAGTTCTCAATCCATCGAATTGAGTCGCACGTTACGTCCTCTGCGTTGTACGGATAACTGCCAGTGTCGTCGTATATCTTCATCATTACTGAATCCAAAAACGTTTCTTCTTGCATTTTAGTAGACTTCTTTGCTAAATAGCTAACGCATTCCTTTGCGTTCGTACCGTAATAAAATGGACTTTCACGGTTAACGAATTCAGGGAACCAATCTGCTATGTCAGCAATAAAAGCAGCGTACTGGAATCTGAAAGCTCTAAGGCCTCTGTCTGTGTTCCACTTAAACATAAAGTCTCCTACTTGTCTCAAGTCTTTTTTCTCGCCCTGCTCTAAGAAGTTAGCTACGTCTTCTGCGAGTTGAGGAACGAATTCGCAAAGGAAATAATCTCCTCCACGTTTGTAATTGCCTTGAGGTTTAGGAAAACTTGGAAACTGATAGCCTACCGATGTGTAGAATGGTTTAGTGGCTCCTTTTATGATGTCTATCAGCTGAGCAATATTGTCAGCTTGATGCATCTCGAACAAGAGCGTGTTGTGATAGCCTGAAGGCTTCATCGAGTAGTTAATAGCAGATCCTGTTAATCTGTGAAACAAAAACAAATAAATCCACTCCCTTAAACCGAACACGCTGCGCTTGCCTGTCCAATTTTTAGAAACAGTTTCTCTCTGTTTTGTCATGTGACCTTGAGTCATTTTGTTCCAGTAAGGGTGATCTTCGGAAAAACCATAAAAAACATCGTTAACTATCTGTGAGAATCCTGCGTACTTTCTTTCAACCACGTCGTATAGTTCAACGTGTTTCATTAAGTCATCGGGCACAGAGCTATCTGCATGTTTTATAATTCCTAAGTTACACTCTTGTTGTTGTGTTTTAGCCATTTGATAATAGCGTAAAAATTCTTCGTAATACGGTGTGGTTGTAATCCATTTTTGGTTTGCTGTAATCATATTATTTATTTTCTAGTATTCTTCTTGTTTCCATTCTTTTCCACATTGCTTCGGTATGTATGTGATAGTATTCAGGATCAGTATCCAACCAATGCTCTTCGTCAACCCACTCTACTTTACCATGACCGATACCTGCAATTTTAATGTGTACAGCGCCTTCACGTTTCAATGCAATTCTTTTTGTTTTCTCTATTGCTTCGTCTTGAGTTCTTGCCATAACACAGCAAACATAGTCTTTTAGATTGTTCCAATTCGGTTCGTCCTCTCTATAACTTTTATAGTGAGCATAATAAACTGTCATAGGCTTTGGAGTGCCTTGTTCTCTAAGTACTCTTTCTTTTTCTGCTCTTGCCCACTCAACGTAGAAGTTTAACACATGATCTTCTGGTTCCACTTCGTAATCGAAACATTGGAATATTCTCCATGAATCTAATGCGTACTTACCAACTCCTTTAAGTCCAATTAATTTATCTGCTGGTATATAGATGGGATTTTTATACTGCGCTACTAGTTCTAACCACTGATACGAGAATTCTTTCCAAGCTTTTAATCTTTTGTTGTAGAATCCCAAAGGCTTTATAAGTCTTATGATCTCTTCGTCGTTGCCTTCTATCAATCGCTGTGCTGTATTATACTTGTTAAAGAAGTGTTCTCTAACTTCGTCTACTTGTCTGTGATGTGTTTGATTTAGCATGAAACAGACCATTAGCATTTTCCAAGGGTCGTCTCTGTACTCTTCCTGTCTAGTGAGGTAGGGTGATGTCTGTAATCTCATAACTTTTATTGTAATCAAATATACAAAAAATATATTAAATCTATTCGTTTAAGTTCCTAGTAACATAGAAATAGGGGCTGGGGCCCCTACTCTTATAATAATTCAAATTTGATATCCAAATCTTTTAGTCTCTTTTTGGCCTCTTCGAACTGAGTGGCCTCTTCAAAACAGAGCGCTTTTTTTGTTGGTCTGAATGCCACTAGTTTTATTTCGTCGCATTCTATTGCTCTTTCGTCTGCCTCTTCTACTATCAAAACTTGCATAACTTACTTTTTTTGATATTTTAATTAACTCCGCCCTTACGAGTTGCTTTTATAGCATTTTTAACAAGGTCTAAAATTTGTCTGTAATCAAATCCATCGTCCAATAAACTTTGAATACCTGCTTTTATCTGATCTCCACCCATGCTCATTATTCTGTCTTCGTCGCTCATATCTTCGTCATTACCTTGAGTAATCTTATCGATACCAGTTTTGATAGAACCGAATGGATCCTCATCGTCTTCTATAGATTCTTCCATGCGAGGATTAGCATTTTTTAAAATATCTTTAAAGTGAGTTAATATTTCAGGTTTGCTTACGCCATCGTCTAATAAATCCATAATATCCTCTTCAAAAGTATGATTATAATCTTGTATGCCTTCGTATACAGTATCTTCAAATTCGCTAGGATCTTTACTAATGTTATCGTTCTTATCGTGATCAATTTGTCTGCCGTGATCTTCATCCATATTGTCAGAAGGAGTAAGCATTTTTTCCACTACAGTAAATGCCTTAGCCATTAAAGCCATATAGCCTTCTTTAGTTTTCCAAAGATCTGTACCAGCTCCAATTACTTTTTGTATCTTTGGCTCGTCCATATATCCGTCTTCTGATTCGTGAACTTCAAAAGCAATACCGTCAACTCCTTCCCATCCTGGTGTAGCATAGATGTGTGCATTAGGATATCTAGGATTTTGCCAAGCTATTGCGCCGCCTTGAGTCTCTTCTGCAGTCCAACCTTTTATGGTTTGTCCAGCTATTTCTGTATCCCACTCAGAAGTTTCGTTACCGTAATTGCCTTTCCAATTTGCAGTGTCAGATCCAGCAAAGATATCTTCTTCGGCTTCTTTCATGTGTGGAGCCTTATAAGCCGCAGCTTTAGCACCAACAACAGTGTTAGTCTTGTGATCCTTCTTGCTCATCTTGTCTAGCATATCGCTTGAACGATGACGAGCCAAGTTAGTTCGAGTGTTAGCGTGTGCCATTTTACCAGCGTCGCCGATAGATTTAACGTCGCCTTTCTCTTCTAAACTAACTTCTTGTAATTCAAGTCCGTTTTTGCTTAATGCTTTAGCGAGTTTAGATTTATCTGCCGCGTTTATTTTAATTTCAACTTCTTCAGAATCAATTCCGGCTTTAACTTTTCCAACAATCCCTGCTTTTTTCAAAATATTAGAAACATATTTTATATCGTCAGGATCAGTATTATAATCTACAACTACGGTAATATTACCTTTCTTTTCCTCACCGTCGTTTTTCCAACCTTTATCTGATCCTGTTGGAATATCTAAATAGTGAGATTGCTCTTGATCGTCGGATTGTGTTGGTTCGCCTTGTCCGTTGTCTTCAACTTCGTCATTCCAACCGATTTGATATCCGTTTTTCTCAATTACTTTTCTAGCTTTCTTTTCGTCTTTAGTGTATACTTCAGCCTCTTCTCCTACTTGATTGGCTTTAACTTTAGCTTTTACGCCTGCTTTGTCAAGTAAATGTTGAAAGTGTTCTGCTTCCTCTTCGATATCGTAAGCATCAGGACAAGGAATAACGAAAGCAAGTTTCTTTTTACCTTCTTCCATCTCGTCTTCTGTGAAGTATGTATTTCCGTTTTCGTCTTCTTCTGTATCAGGATGAAGCGGAGTTTCCTCAATAGCCTCTTCTTTGATAACGTTGAAATCGCCTAAAGCTTGGTTAATGTCTTGATACCACATTTCGTTAAGCTGTTGGTAAGCACCAACCTTGTTGCTCTTCATGTAGTTAGTTAAGTCGAAGTTATTCTTCATGTAATCAGTTTTAATTATACGTTAATAAATATCGAGCCATATCAATTAGAAAACGACTCATCGTCCCAGTAGACCAGTAAATACAGAAATGAGAAATTATCCCAATGGATCTAACCTAGGTTCGTAATTCGGCTTGTATTCTACCATTGCTTGGTGGTATACAACTTGCATTTGCTTTTCGATGTAGGTAATACCAACACCGCCAAACGGCTGCCACCCTTCCTTGATCATCTTATTGATCTGCTGTACGAATTCAGACTCGCTGTTTGCATAGACGACCTCGTAACGTTGTATTTTCATATTTGTAAGTTTAAATTTCGTAAGCTTCCGCGAGTTCTTTTATGGTTGCGACCGCCAATTCGGTGGTGCAGTCGAAGCCTTCTCGCTTTCTATTAACGCGTTTACCAAAGTTTTCTAGTCTCTCGTGCACTGCCCGCTCGATGGCTTTGGCGTTGATGCACTTGTGTTTGTATACCGAGAACCAAGGCGTAATAACTCCCGTCGACGCGTTAATCTCACGGGTTCGTTGATCTACGCTAGTAGTTGTCATACCAATCTTGCACACTCCCGGCATGCCCTTGTTCACCAAAACGTACACCCATTGAGGTTTTCTAACGCTACCGGTTGGGTCTAGAATCGCTTCTCCAAAATAAGTCACGTCTTCCCATCCGTCCTCTGTAGAGGTAACAGTAAATGCTTTGGCTCTCTGCAAGGCATACTTGTCGTTCTCTATGTCCAGAGGCACATAGAACCTGGACTGTTCTGAGGTGATACGTTTCATATTAGAGTTTGTTCTTTAAGGTTTGATTAAGTTCGCGGATAGCTTCCACAATCTCGTCGAGCACTTGCCAATGATTTACTTGATCCACTCCTCGTACGCCCAGATGTAGGCTTCCACCTCGTCTGCGGCCGTCCCTTCCTCTAGGTACTGCTTCGCGTCCCGAGTCACTTCGTACCTCAGGCCCCACGCGTCCGCTTCCACTAGTATTGTCTCTATCATTAGTTCGTCCTCCTTGGTTGTCTGTTTCATGTGCGCTCATTAGTTTTTCATTTTGTGTTGATAGTCGGTTAGGAAAATTAAAACCCACAGGGATCCAATTACGTAGTTGCCTATTAAAAGGTTTAGTAGCGCTACCAGAATTGATATGGTAGAGAAATGTTTGCCGAACCAGTCCATGAATTTGTTACTCATATATTTAGATTTATTATTTGTATTTGTTACGGAAATTGGATATCCTCGGGGGTGTCGGCCATCGTTCGCGCTTTAATATTCTGCAGCCTGAAATCGATAGCCTTCAAGCTGGCCTCGCACTCGTGGATATATCTAAGCGTATCGAATCTTGATGTTGCCTTGTTCATTGCACTGATATTGGTCATTAGATCTATTATTAGGTCTATGTGACTTGGGGCTATTACTCCTCTCATGTGGTTGGTTTTTTATCTGTTAAGAATACTTTTAGCGTTCTGCTCTCGTCCTGTAGGGAAAGTTCAACGTTGACATTATACTCTACCACTATGCGACCTCGCTTCTTTGAGGTGTGATCTATTACTTCGAATCGAGTAATGGACTTGGTAATCATGTCTATTAGGTCTTGATCTTTCATATATTCGTATTTACACTTTTAAGATGGCCAAATTTGGGGAATTCTCGGTGACGGACTAAGAGGGCCCCGGCCCCCCTACCGGTTCGCTGCCTACAACAATCGTGACGTTGGTGGGTCGCTAACGGGTTGCTAGCGTCGATATTTTTTCACTAGCAACCCACTTGCAATCCTCTATCCGCTAAGCCGTCACAAAGCTGTCCGCGATCTGCCACAACCCTTGGTTAAGAACCATGTCCTCCAAAGGATTGGTGATGGCACGTGCGGTTCTGTTGTTCATCTGATAGCCGCCCTTGATCAGGTTCTCCTGTACGCGGTTGAACGTGTGCCATAAAGTGTTGGCCTTGTCCGCCTCTCTACGAGGGTTCAGGATCTCCATGATCTCGTACTCCTCTGCTTGTCTGTCTCCTGAGATTCTTAATGCCAATGACTCGGTCGCAAATCTTCTTCTCTCTGCTGCTGTCATTTCTTTCTCTGCCCACTTGCTAATGGTGCCAACGGTCTTGTTCATGATGCTCATCTTCTCGTCGATCATGGTCTTGAGAGAGTCCAACGTAAACTTGGTGTGTCTCTCTTTGAAACCGCCGAAGTCTTGGGTCTTAAGCACCAATCCGTTCTCGCATACCAATCTAAACAGACCGGCCTCGAACTGCAGTGGCTTTGTTCCGTCGTGGCTGTTAATCACTACGATCTCAGGTCTTGCCTCTACTCCGCCTAAACCGTCCTTGATGTAGATGTCTGGGTGTTGGAACCTAACGATGTGTATGCCGTAGTCCTTGCGTAAGGCAGACTTGGATTGGGACTGCTGTACTCTGGTTAACTGCCAGCCTTGACTGTTCATTTGGTCAATGATACCTGTGGTTGGTGTGAATGTGTATAGCTTCTGATTGATGTAAGAAGCAGGCTCCGTTGCAAAGATTGCTGGTGCCATTTGTTTTGCGCGATCCATTGAGATCGACTGGATGTCTTTTGTCATAACTTTTATTTAATATATTTTGGGTGGCAATACTGCCTAGGTTCTAAAAGAAAAGAAGGCGGTCGGCTCGTGCGTGATCGTGAGACCTACAGAGATAACTCCGATGGTCCGCCTTCTTAAAGGTTTACTAAGCCATTAAGCTTGTTAACTTAACTGCGTTAGAGATACGACCGCGTGATGCATCGTACGCTTCGTTAACGATCTTCTCGTTGAAGTACTTACCACTCAACACGTCTGATACGTGCGTAGTAGAGAAGCCTGTAACTTCGGCTACGTTAGTGATATCACCGTTACGCAATTTGCGGTTAATACGGCTTACTTTCTGGATGTAGCTTAATTTGTTGTAGCTACTTGGTCTGTTTGAGTTTGTGCTCATAGGTCTGATTTTTGGTTAAACGATTAATAATGATCTAGAGTAAATATAACCAATTCTGGCGATACTATAAAGCTAAAGTTTTAAGTGCCTCTAACTCCGTGGTGTACTCTGCTATCTTGCGCTCGTACATTTCCTTACCGTAGTCAGCATTGCTATACTGCTGCATGTCGGCCCACTCGTTCTGATACCTGATCAAAGTCTCGAGTATGTCCGTTCTCATCTCTCTTGCAGATCTACGATACGCATCGACCGTCATAGATCCGTACTCCATATCAAGTCTGTGGTGCATTGCGACCATTTCCAGCCTAGCACTTAACAAGCCGATCATGCCTGCCATCAGACTAGTACGTTTGCTTAACCACATTTCGTGGGATTCGTACGGCGTTTCTACTACTGTTTCTAATACTTCTTTCATATATAACTTTTATTTGTTTACTTTTTTTTATTCTTCTCATTATTGTATGATTCAATCTCATTCAATAGAGACTGAGCTCTATAAGCTATTGCATCTATATCGATCTCTTTACGATCTGATGTCCATGTATCAATTATTTCTGTTAATGCGATTTGAACTGTCTTTAATTCTGCGGGTGTTAATTCTAATTTCATATATAACTTTTATTTAATTACAAACTTGATGCAACGATCTTTCTCGCTGCTTCTTTACTAAAACCAACCATAACGCAATCAGATATAAGACCAGCAACGTTTACAAACTTACCTCTCTTCACGTTATACTGCGCTGCCAAAGCTTTGATGGTGGTGCCTTCGCGCTTAAACATAGATAGGAAACTGTTGGCCTGCTTGATTTGTGCACGATTACGACACACTATATTGTGGCGCTTTCCTAATATATCCGTATAGGAGACTACTGCGTTGAAACTAACGGCTGCATTGGACTGTATCATTTTTCTCATAACTAATTGGTTT